CAAATTATCAAAGCGTAGCAAGCCAATTCGCAGAAATTGGAGAATGTTTTGATAAACTAGAACAATTACAAAAATTCCAATCTGGAAATTCTGCTAACCAAAAACAACTTTTAAGCCAATCCCAAGTCGTGGAGTTAGAGGAAAAGAAATATGCATTGGATAAAGTTAGATTTCAGAATGCACAAGACTTTGTTAATAGATGCGATGCTTTCATTCAAACTGCAAATGAAATAGCATATGAAAGAAGTTTGGATCCATCATTAGAACCTAAGTTTTCAGATTCCTCTGAGTTTGATCAATTCTTAGTTGAAACTACATTTGAAAGAGTTTCAATAGATGATGTTCAATTACCCGGAAGAGGACCTCAAGAGGGAGGAACAACAGCAGAAGAACAAGAAGAAATCTTTAGATTGACCTTTGGACCACCAATAAGCACTAGAGGATATTTCTTACTAACTAAGGATGGTTTATATTACGATTCTCAAAAAGGTGGCTTAGACCCAGTTCTGCTTTCTATAAATCCTGATGTCATCCCAGCGGGAGATAGATGGAAATATGAATACGATCCTAACATAGGAGGCAAGGGAACTGCAATAACCTTCCAACAATATCAAGATTACAAAAATACTTTATTTGATTTAGATAAAGTAGACGATAGCAGAACGCTGACAAATTTTTATGAGCAAGATCACTTCTTACAAAATTTGATACAGCAAAGAGATAAAAACATTTATGATTTATCCGCTGCATTAACTAGTGAGATAAATTTAAATGGTGAATCTTCGATCACTAAAAATATGAGGTTGAGTTTAGCTGCGGAACTTTCTAGTCATAATAGAAAAATAAGAAAAAGAAAAAAACAAATAGAAGTTGCAGTAAAAGCACCTAATGTTTTTGAATCTAAAGTTGAATCCCCAACAATTTTCCAACCCGGTCAAATTCCGATAAACGATTTCTCTTATCTAAATGATTATGATTTTTCAATAGAAATTGAAAAACAAAAGGAGTTGATGTTTGTCCAAGGGGACTTAGAGGGTATAATACTTCCAATAGAAGTTAGATTTGCTGCCAGCCCAATTCGCAGAGCTAACATGCCAGACTTTAATTTGGCAGTTCCAGAAATAGGAGTAGGAAGTATTATTTATGAAGATATTGATCCATCCTCAAGCACAATGCTTTCCTTGACAGATGTAGTAGTAACAGATGAATTGTTTGCAATTTATAATCTGTTGCAACCTAAAGTAGTCCAACCCTCTTCTAATGATTACTTTATGACAAATACTGTCACTAATAATAAATATAATAATTTACAATTAGTGGCAAACTTTGCTAGTGCAGTTTATGTATCAGGATTATCTATTCCTTATTTAGAAGGAGTGACTAAGAATAAATCATCTAGTCCAACTTTAGCGTCTGGATTAGGCTCGTACATGAGATTACCAGATACTAGAGAATTTAGAGAACTTATGTACAATCCAAAAGGATTTAGTATTGAATGTTGGGTTCATGTCCCTAATTTAACAAATGCTGCAACAGGCTGGTTGAGTGGGACGGCTTCTTCTCTTACTAAGGTTATTCTTGGAAACGAGAATGTTGGATTGAAAGAAGGATCTAGTCCACCTGTAGATGAAAATGGATCATTTCGAGATTTAGATTTCTTACCTATAAACGATGGTGATTCTTATACAAAAGGTTTCATTATGGGCTTTACAAGAGACAGGAGAATAACTAAGGAGGGTTTAGGATATAGCAATGATAATGCTCAAAATAACCCTGCATCTTCTTTAAGTTTCTTCATTGCCCCTACTCAGTCACGGGATGCAAGTTCTTGTTCTTGGATCAATAAAGCCAACTGCAATCAAACTGAAAGTTTCTACAAGATGAAAGTAGACTGTTCTACTATTGTTAATGGCAAGAGTTACGGCCAAGCATCTTCAACATTTATTTTAATAAATGTTGCAGCAGATCCTACAACAGATACAGTTAAAATGTATTGTGATGGGCAATTAATGACAACTTCCTCTTTAAGTGAAGTATTTGGAGTAGAAAAGTTTAGAACCCCAGATCTACCATCATTTAAAAAGAAAAATAGTTTTGAATACCAGACTTCAAGTGTCGATGGCCCTAGAAGTTTAAAGGCTGGCCCAAAACTTAATACCTTCTATACCCCTTGGATGGTTGGGGGTGGGTACACAGATGGGATGTACCTGTATGGTAACTTTATGGGTGGCAACAGGGGTGGTATAACCAGTGGCTTGCGTGGGTTCGTAGGAAGTTTAAAATTTTACGGAAAACCCCTAGATAGTAGTGAAGCTTTGAAGAATTATAATGGTCAAAGCGTATACTTTAAAAATATTTTAACATAACATGGCTTATAATCAAACAGTTAGAGTATTTGGTCCAACTACCCAAAAACCTTTACGGGATACGATTCGGGTAAGAGAAAAGTTTTTTGGTTTAAATTACCCCATAGGAAAATTTAAAGCTAATGGTGGGTTTTTCCAAAAAACATCAGGATTTGAAACTTTAAAGGCATCAATAACCCAATTGCTTTTAACTGAAAGAGGTGAACGGGTTATGTTACCTAATTTTGGTTGTTCATTAAAAAGATATTTATTTCGCCCATTAGATTCTATTTTATTTACAGAAATAAAAAATGAAATAGTAGATTCAATTACAAGTTATACTAGAGATGTTAAAATTTTAAAAATAGCAGTCTTTGAATTGGATAAAATAAATTTAGACGGAAGCCATGGATTAAGAATAATTTTAACTCTAGCTTTGAGTAAAGAAGCCCAAAATCAATTTGAGATAGAAGTGATCGTACAATGACATTTACAAATAATGCACAATCAGATTTTATGAAACTAGTAGTCTTCCCAGAAGACAAAAAATCTAGTTTAATAAATTATGCATCTAGTGATTTCCTTTCTCTTAGAGATTCTTTGGTAGATTATATCAAAGCAGTTTACCCTTTGGAGTATGATTATTTTGTAGAATCAGATTTAGGGATGATGTTAGTTGAGTTGGTGGCATATATGGGAGCAGTAATGTCTCTTAAAGCAGATTTTTTAGCTAATGAAAATTATTTAATAACTGCGAGGGATAGAAATTCCATTAAAAAATTATTTGAACTCATTGGTGTTAGATTAAAAGGGCCTTTATCCTCGGCTGCTCAAGCATCCATAACTTTTAATGGGGCAGCAGGAAATGTTGTTATCCCTATTCAAAATAGAACTATTACAGTTAAATCCCCTGAAGATGGAGCTAATTTAGCTTTTACTTTGTATAAGACGATTAATGGAGTTGTAGATACTGCAAATAGTACAGGACAAGTAGCTTTATTACAAGCTGAAAGTGTTGGTTCTGCTGGATTAACTTGGAACAACATAATATTACAAGAAGGTGCTTTGGTTTCTGATGAAGGAGAATTTGCAGCTACAGAATCAATAAAAAGCATACCATTGACTGAAAGCCCTGTAGTAGAAGGATCCATAGAAGTTTATATTAATACTGGAGATTCAACTACATCTGGAGCTTACACAGAAGTTGAAAATATTTTCTTTGCTTCTAGCACTACACAAAAAATATTCCAAGTTGTATATGATGACGATTACAAGGCCACTGTACTATTTGGTAACGGTATTAGGGGAGTAATTCCACCAGATGATTCTTCTTACATAGTTACTTATAGAGTTGGAGGGGGTAGTAGGGGTAATATTGTTTCAAATTATATAAATTCAAATATTACTGAACAAGGCACTAGAGTTGGGGTCGTAACAAACACAACGGGAGCAACAGGAGGCGCAGATGCTGAAACTGCTTTCCATGCTAAGAAGTATGGTCCTTTAACTTTTGCTAGACAAGATAGAGTTGTTACTTTAGAAGATTATACTGTCTTTGCAAATACTTTTATTAGTGACTATGGGACAGTAGGAAAAGCCACCGCAGTAGCAAGAAAAGCGTATTGTTCTGGTAATATTATTGATATCTATGTTTTAGAAAAAGCTAATAATTTACAAGTTCAAAAAGCTAGTCCAACATTCAAGCAACAATTGATAACTGCTCTACAACCAAAAAAAATGGTTACAGACGAGATCGTTGTTGTAGATGGATTGGTTAGAACTTTAGATTTAATAATTACAGTTAAAGTTGATAGAAAATTACAACCAAAAGATCAATTGATAAAAAGTAAAGTTAGAAATGCCATCCTAGATTTCATGGCAGTAGATAACAGAGAATTTGGAGAGACTCTTGTAGTCGCAGATTTAAATAGAATAATTTTCGAAATAGAAGAAGTTAGGATTTCATCTATCGACAATGTCCCAGAAAATATAAAGGTTGAATTTAATGAATTGATTCAGCTTAATAACTTATTGATAAAAATTGATTATCTAGACTGATGAATACCTTCAACCCTTCTCCTAACCAATACTTTAAGAGAAACTTCGTAGAGGTTTTGGAGATTCTTTCTCCCAAAATTTACGAAGCCAAAGACATTGAATTGAGTGGAGTAGGAATTCAAGAAGACGATCAGATAATAAATACTCAAATAGCTGCTGCGGAAAGAATCGGGTCAATACTTCCTGTTTCAGGAAGAAATGACATATCTTCAATAAGCCAATTTTTTATAAAACAAAACGCTCTTACTTTTATAAATCCTCAAACTTTCGAAGATGATATTCTATATCCATTAGGGTACACTCTAGAACAATTTGAAACTGAAGAATCTTTTGTTGAATTCTTATCAGCAACCTTACAACCAAAGATAAAAACAAATGATCCAAATCTAGCAACTAATACAAGTGGAGTCTTTGGATCCACAGCATCCGCTGTCCATGACTATCTTATAGATAGTTTAGGATGGATGTATATCCTAAACAATACTAGTGGAGTTTGGAATTATCAACCATCTGCATATGTGACTAGCCAATTCTCAGGATTGTATTTATCTAGAGATATTAAAGATTTAGATGGGATAATTGGATTCAATAAACATTTATGGTACAATTATTCTAGTTATATTCCAACTTCTTATTTATCCTCTACCTCAACATATACAAGTGGAACACAGCAGTTAGATAAATTAGAAACAATGCTTGAGGCAATATTTTCTCAAGCATTCATGGACAAGCAAGATTTTAAGGTAAAAGATGCATTTAATGATTATATTAATGGACTAGGGTTAATTACAGATTTAAAACCAAAAGGTCCACATAGAAAATTATTAAAAGCAATGGCTTACTCCATGGCAGATGTTAATGACCATGTTGAAAAATTAGCATCTTTATACGACATAGAAAATTGTCCTGAGGAGTATTTAGAGCAGTTAGCTGGGTTAATTGGTTGGAAGTTATTGGGACCAGACTCATCAAAATGGAGACAACAACTAAGATCTGCAACAGAAGCGTACAAGAAAAAAGGAACCTCTGTAGGAATACAATTCGTCCTAAATTCGATTATTAGTGATGTTTTAATTGATGCATCGGGAGTACTAACTGAGTTATGGGAATCCTATGTTCCTTTCATGCTTTGGTATATGTTGGCTACAGACTCCATATATGTAAAAAATGCTCAAACATGGACTAAACAAAGAGCAGAATCACTAGGAATTTACAACTACAATAGCAGTAGTTTTATTGATAATATACAATCAATAGTGGATTCTATATTATTGGAAGCTTATATAAAATTCCCTGAAAACTTTATTTATCAAGGTAAACCTTGGCCTGTATACAAGATGTTGGAGCTTGGTAATGATACAGGAGAGCCAATTGGAACTTATACTGTAATAAATGATCCAATAGCAAAAGCTTATTTACGAGTTGATAAAAATCGTAGAACCTACAGAAGTTTAAAGGTACAGCAAAATAATCAAGACTTAGCTTATACCAATTCATTTGGAACAGAACCAGATGGAGAAGGGGTTTACATAGCTGGAACATCTATTCCTACAATTGAAAAACCCGTTTACTTGTCTGCAACTGG